GCTCCTCCCTGCGCCGACTACGGTCGTCGCCTCCCCTGCGCCGACTACGGTCGTCGCTGCGCCCTCCACGGCGCTTGTCCTCTACAGCCCATCTTCCACGAAGATCGTCCCCCCCTACGCCATGATGGCGCGGTTCAGGGACGACAAGCTCGACAACATCCACCCCTTTCTTGTCGCCATGATGGCGACCTTTCTCACCACGGTCCTCACTGCCTACGTCTCTATGTCTATCGCTACTCTTGTCACCGTTTAACCATGATTTTATTTATGATTTTATGATTTTATTTATTTTTCAATTATAGAGACGATGAACCTATCGACCCCTTCCACCCTTCCTTCCACCGTGATGCCAGGAACAAGTGTTCCTCTGGTCTATACGGCCTCAGGAGGAGCCAGAACCTCCTCCGTCCCTGATATTTCCAACTGGAAAGATCCTTCCCTCTTTGCTACAATTCTTCTATCTGTAGTAATTGTTGATACCATTGTTTTATTTTTTACACGTTACTTCCCCGATACCTTAGGAAAACCTCTTAACCAGTGGTACGATCAATTTCAACTCTCTGCGGTGATCTCCGATGTAGGAATTATTATGATTGGCTTTGTTTTAGCACAACTTCTCTACACCTATTTCTTTGCTCCTACTCACGGGTGGAACGTATGGATCTTCTTAGCAGTGTTAGTAGGGGTTCAAGTTCTTCATGATCTTCTCTTTCATGTTGCAATCATTCAACCTCTTCCCAAAGGGCATAATGAAATGATTGATACCATGAAAGAATATACGAAGGGGGGAGGGGCGCTCATCTTGGTAGGAGATGCTCTTATGATGGTAGCAAGTGCAGCCATTGCGATGGCGTTAAAAGATCAATCCATTCCTACTCTCCTGTTTGCCGGACTAGGTGTTGCGTACACCATTCCTTACATTCTTACCACTCGGTGGGAACCTAACTCTGCCAAGAAACCCAAGAAGGAAGCGGAGAAAGAACCGCCTCCTACTCCGCTCTTGAAGCAGGACATTCAACCGCAGCAGCCACCACAGCAAATTCGACAGCAGTCTCCTGAACAGCAGATGGACCACCGTGATATGAGCTTTGGTAACGAACAGGCGGCCTTTCGTACAGGGATGCCCCCTCCTCCCTTTGCCCAGGATATGCCCTCCGAACCTATCCCTAGCAATTTTTATTATTAAAAAAATGATACTTACGTTCCACTTTCTAAACTTCATTCTATGAACGTTAGAAAATGGGTTGCGCTTCTTCAATCGTTCACCCCCCTATTTTAATTTCCTTGGATGGAAATATTGGAGCTGGAAAGAGTACTCTTTTAACAGCTTTAAAACTCGCTGCTCCAGAACTTACGGTTCTTCAGGAACCTGTTGGAGATTGGTTAACATTAAAAAATGAAGACGGTGAGTCTCTCCTTTCTTTATTTTACAAGGATACGCCTCGTTGGGCCTATACCTTTCAAAATTGTGCCATATTAACACGATTGATTGCCACGCAAGAAGCAATTCGAACGCATCCACCTGGAAAACGTCCAATTATCATTACCGAACGATCGGTTTTAACGGATCGATATGTCTTTGCTGAAATGATGTTAGAGGAGGGAAAGATGAGTCAATTGGAATGGGATTTATACATGAAATGGTTTGATGCATTTGCTTCCAAGGTTCCTGTCAAAGGGATTATTCACATTACAACCGATCCGACACAATCAAAGAATCGAATTGTACATCGTGGGAGGCTTGGAGAAGAATCGATTTCCTTAGACTATCTTACCAAATTGGATCAACAACATAAAAAATGGATTTCCACAACAACCCTTCCTACCTTATCTGTTTCAACAGATACATCGTTGGAAGAAATGGTTACACAAATTCGATCCTTTTGTAAACAATGTACCGCCAAATATTAAATTACGCCCCATCCTTGGATGGGGCTTAATTTAATTCTTACAAAACCGTTGGTGGTAACTAAAAAAATTGATATATTCACTTTTTTACATACAATACTTTAGTTCAGATTGTGAAAAACGATTAAAAAGATACCGTATATTATCACACAACGTAAACCAACCTACCATGAATATAAAGGTTACAAATATGAACTCCCCACAAATGAATATAAATGGATTCCCAATCATAGCTGGTATGATACAAAAGCAACTCCGGCGGAAAGAAACTTCGTTGATCAATACGTAGAATTAATTTATAATTCTGTGAAATATGTACAATCAAAAGAAGTACGATTTTCACTTATTCTAAACTTGACTCCTCTTTCTAAAATGCCTACCATTGAATTTCAACAACATATTATACATCGATTTTATAAAACAAAAACTAATTATGGATAAGATAAAAATTGAAGAAAACAAACTATTTTTGGGTTAGAAGATATATACAAAATGGATCTAATTACAGATGCATCTCAGATTTGGAAACGGTTTCCTGTAAACTATAATCCAACTACGCATGAACTCACATGGTCTTATTCTAAATTGTCAGATATGTATAATAAACTATACAAAGAACGAAGAAGAGAGAATTATATAAAAATGCAAGAAGACATTTTGCATACATTATTTACAGCTCTTAATCTATCCTCTATTCGATATAATAGAACCAAAAAGGGATTCTTTCTAAATTCCCATGTTGCATATATAAATATTGCTAATAGTGATTCACTTTCACACACCCTCTCTATTTTAAAAGATCCTGTGCGGTTCTCTCCGATCATCCCTCTTTATAAAGAGGGAGTTCTTCAGAATCGATCTGATATTTGTAAAGCCTCTAATCAATCTGTATGTATAAAATATATTCATACAAATGAATTAGGACCGCCACAATATAAAGTTTGTTGGAATTGGAATGTTAAAAAAGATCCTTTTCTACAATCTCTTATTGAACGAAATAAAGATGCAGGTCAGTGGAATATTCTTCCAGGAGATTCTAGGACACTTTGCATTCTAGAACAATATTAAATATTGTTCTAGTAGAATGCCAGAAGGAAAGATCTTGGTTGTAAATCCTAATTTACCGATTCCACCTGGAACCACCTCGAATGATTCAAACAATCCAAAAGCTACGATTAAAAGTCTTACGATGACAGGAGCTCAAGCAAATGCCGACGCTCAGCATGATCCTCCTCCCCAACGAGAAGGGTTTCAATCACAGTCATCCACGTATTATTCAATCATATATATTCTTCTAACAGCCAGTTTACTATTCTTTGTATTTAGAAAACATCCTCGCTACGGATGTTTATTTTTAATTGTTGTATTACTACTTGTTTATCTAGAAAGGAATCGAAATCGAACTGTATAAAGGAATCCAGCTTCAGACACCTGAAAGGTCATTTGTTCAAGAGTTTGTTGTTTTAAATATCGATCATTTCGAATATGGAGGACAGGCGGAAGATCTGTTTTTTCAATTGTAAGATTGATTCCAAAAGATGCAAAATAACGCATTACTTTTTGGACAGAGTCATCCGTTACTTGAGAAATATGAATAGGAGGGGCATACATTGTTTTGAGTCCTTCTGTAAAAATAAGAAGAAGAACTTCAAAGAGGGCAGGAATATCCCCTCCTGTATCAAATTCCAAATTGACAGAGTGAGGAGAACTTGGTTCCGATGAAAAAAGAGTTCTAGCAAAATCTTGAGGAGTGCTCATGGTTCTATAGACGCTATGTAATTAAAGAAATCCATCCGTACGCATGTTGTACTTCATCGTGTCAGAGAACTTCTCCACGGCTTCTTCGGAGGGAAAGGAGACCTTGATGTCACCTGCCCCATCCGTCTCGATCGAACGAATCTTGTACTTCGTCTTGTTGGACGTGAGAAGACTGTTGATCTGAGACAGAACATAGTTCTGAATCGCTTGACCCAGGGCCACCTCGCGGAGCATCTGCTCTGTGGGTTCATCCCCAGGAGAGAGGCCGAAGTACGTGGCGATGGACACCTCGGAGTTGGAGGGTTCAGGGATGGCCACGAATGAGGTGCAGTACCCCAGATGTGACACCACATTCTTGGTCAAATTGTGCTTGACGAAGAAGGGGATGAAGGCGTAGAGGATGGTGGCAATGGTAAATCGGCTGGACTCATTTCTAAAATCAGCACGAGTGGTGACATCCTCCAACCAGGGTCCCACCTTTTCAGACGGGAGGTTGTGAAGCCACTCCATCAGAGTGTCTTCAGGATGCTTCTTGAGGCGCGAATCCTTCAGAGATGTAAGAATCTCAGGAATGGTTCGGCGATGGAAGAAATATACATGACCTCCTTTCTTGAAGGCCACCTTGGTAAAGGTGGTAAATTCCTTATGAGCCTCCACCTTCCAGGCAGGGGCTGCATTCGCAGGGGCAGCATCAGACAACTCTACATCCGACCATGCGCCAATGTCTCCCATCTTCAATGTAGAAGTAACGACTTCCTTGTAGCGAAGGGTGGGAGAGACAGTCTCCACAGGGGAGGATCCAGCGCCTCCAGAGGCAGCGGCTGTCTTGGGAGCCACCGCCTTGGGGGACTCCTTGGGAGCCACCGCCTTGGGGGACTCCTTGGGAGCCACCGCCTTGGGGGACTCCTTGGAGGCGGCCTTGGAGGCAGCGGCCTTTGCAGCAGAGGCGATCAGAATTGTTTCAATCGGTGACACGGATGTCACTTTCGTAGTAATCGCTTCCTGAACAATCTTATTTAAAATCTCTTTGCTCACACCAATCTCTTTCACCTGCTCATCAATAAACTTCTGAAAAGCAGATTCAAATCCATTCAGTTTGGAAAGTGTAGTCGCCATATCAGTTATTGTATGGAAGAGTAATTATATTATTCATTAAATAATATAATTATCATCAATTTTTTTCATATAAATTCAGTATGAAAGAATATCTACACCGATTGAGAATATCATAATACATGCAGTCATTGTAGACATTCCTAATGTAATTGCAAGTCTTGTTTGGTGAGTAGGTTTTATTCTTGCAAAATGTAAGAGGGGATCAATAATTGTATCTTTGGATCCAGTTAGAATTTGTTCAGCTCGTGTAATAATACATCCTTTAAAATACCATTGAGAAACCATTGTAATAAGTGTACCAAGACAAATTAATATACGAAGAGGGCGATTGAAAGGATATAAAAAAAAGATAAACACCCAGGATAAAAGAAAGACTGGATGAAACGCGCTTAAAGCAGCTCCATGGGCAATATCTCCACCGGGTAACCAGAAGAAGAACACCCGTGTGATTGCAATGATGCATTGTACTACGGTGGATCGCAGATCTTCCATCTCTCAAATGGAGATGGAAATTACTTTGTATAGTCTGCCCTTGGACAGGTGCCTTCATGGTCATCTTCTTTCCCACAAATATTGCAAACAATTATATTTGCATGACACTCAGAAATTAATGTTGGATTGTTGTGCAATTTTGCATTGTATTCTACAGATTTGGGAATTATGTTATAGAGTTGACTAAAAGCACTCACTGCATTCTTAATTAACTCCATTCTATATATATTAATTTTTATTATAGAATAATTAAAATCAATTTTTATAATAGAGGATATGAGCTTTGATTTTACTCCCTACGGATACAATTATACTCTTACAAAAACATCTCCTCTATTAAAACAAGTATCACGATTGTCATCCGTCATTTCTATCTCAAAACACGAACTTGTCACAAAAAAAGCTACCTATACATTTGAAAAGAAACTAGGGGCTGGATCCTTTGGAACAACCTATAAAGCAATTTCAAATAAGAAAGAATTTGCGATTAAAAAAATAAAACCAAGTGATTCTCGCAGACTATGGTATTCTATAAAAGAAGTTATACTACAAATATTACTGTATGATGCTACGAAAGATCTTCCCGATGGTCCTTATGTTCCACAAGTATTTGAAATCGCTTATAATGCAAAGAAACATGTACTTTATATTATTCAAGAAATGATGGATGGAACGTTAGAGTCTTTAATTAATCATAGAACAAAAGAAGAAAATGAAACACAACTATTAGATGATTTTGACATTATTGCATCACAGTTAGAATGGCTAGGAACAAATCTGCAATTTAATCATCGCGATTTTAAATCTGATAACATTATGTATAAAAAGAATTCAAAGGGGTATACCCTTCGTTTAATTGATTTTGGGATGAGTTGCATGACGTGGAACGGAATTCATCTTCAGGCCGCATCAACTCTTTTTCCAACCTCGCACACATGTTATCGTCCCTCTCGAGATTTATCGGCGTTGTTTTTTGAAATTTCAGACTATGTAAACTCTCATTTATCCAAGGAAACTCGCAATCTTCTCCACGAGTTTGTTATTCTTCGTGTAAATGGAAAAAATATGAATATGTTAAAAGAATTAGACTGGTCAAATACGTATAATTTTTTAAATCGTAAAAATGTAGAAAATCCAAAAGCAACTCCTACAAGGGTTCGTAAAACAATTAAATCGTCTAAACATCAACACCGATTTACCAAGAAAAGATGTCGGCATTAACTCGTATTCAACGAGAATTAATGGATTTAACTCGTGATCCTCCCTCGAATTGTACAGCAGGTCCAATCAATACGGATGACTTATATAAATGGGAAGGCATGATTTTTGGACCGTCTGACACTCCTTATCATGGTGGAGTCTTCAATGTGTTAATTCATTTTGGAGCCGATTATCCTTTCAAACCTCCTCATGTTCAGTTTACAACCAAAATATATCATCCAAATATTAATGCAGCAGGAGCTATTTGTTTGGATATTTTAAAAAGTCAATGGAGTCCAGCTCTTACCATCAGTAAAGTTCTATTGTCCATTTCCAGTCTTTTGTCAGAGCCCAATCCAGATGATCCATTGGTCACCGATATTGCCCATCAGTATCGTACAAACCGATCTGCCTATGAGGAGACTGCAAGACAGTGGACTATAATGTATGCCTCTGGTTAATCATCAATGACTTTAGAAGCAGTATAACTAGTAAATTTAGATTTACCAAAGAGGAAGCTAAATCGAATCGGTGTATCTTTATGAAAGGAAATCTGAATCGTAGGTGACAAATCTGCTGCTTTTGTTAAAATTCCATGAATAATTTTAAGAGAGTATTCGCTTTTATCAATATCATCTTCGGTTGTAATATCACAATCGTCAGATGGTTCAAAGAGAACACTTCCTTTCATATCTCCATTGACTCCAATCGTGAATCCATCTTCAGTGACTTGAAATAGAATATTATCTGCACTATATTTATTAAAATCTTTAATATACTTTACAAATTTAGATGTACTCATTATAATTTGTGTCGTTAAGATGGATTCATCCGCTTCTCCAATTTCATCTACCTCAATCTCTAAGGTAGGAAGTTCAGATGATCGTTGCACGGTTCCTTCTTTGCATAGAATTGAAATCGTATCAGATCCTGGTTTAATTGTAAGAGTCATTTCTTCTCCAGAGGAGGTAATTTGAAGAACTCGATCCAAGAACATCAAATGAATTCCCACAGTATGAGATACTTGACATTTGTAAGAAGTGCAATCCTGTTTGGATAAGAAGTAACTAATTAAACGTGTATGACTACTATCCATTCCACGAATTGAGAGACCTTCTTTCGTAAATTGCAGATTTACCTGAGGAAGATGATCGACTAAGGCATGGACAGCGGTTCGAAAGGATGCCACATTCTTCAGATGAAGTTCTACAAGTGCCATGGTGAGATTTACAGATATACAAATCTCTAGGATTTAAATCAATTTTAAACATCTAAACTCAAACTACCTATTATACTATAAGGAGTAGTATGAGTAAATCAAAAAAGATAACTCTACATGTATCAACCTCTTTTACAGTACCCCGTATTTATGAATCGATAAGTCATAAAGAAATTGAACAAGCTCTTACCTTAGGTGCACTCTTTGCAGAGACCGTTCCCACCACTGTAGCAGCAGCGAAAGATTCTGAATTTGCAGAATTGTTGAAACAGAAACAAAATGAAGCCGATGTAAAACAGGCAGACCTAACAGCAGAACTTCATAGAATTAAATCATCTATGGTAGAGTCGCAAAGAGAGATTACACGATTGGAAAAAGAACATGATACCATTTTACGAGAACAAACCGCTACACTCAAGAAGGAGGCTGCAGAAACTCAGAAAAAAATTATTCAAGAAGTAAAAGAACAAACTCTTCAGCAAGTAGAACGAGAGTTAACTACCTTGAGAGAACAAAATCATATGTTGGAACTACGAAGAACTCAATTAGAAAAAGATCGTGCAACAGATTTGGAACGCGAACGAACCTCTATTAAAGAATCAATGAGTCTAGTGTTGGCAGCAAAACAAGAACAACTTTCAAAAACGGAAGAGATGTTAACAAAATTGCAAGAGGAATATAGATCATTGAATGATTTTTTAAGAAGGAAGATTAAACCAAGTAGTTCTCAAGAAAAGGGAGCGGAGTATGAAACTATTTTTCGCGATCATTTGCTACGGGCCTACAGTGCGATTCCCAAGTTTAGCATTCATAGTGGTTCGAGAAGTTCAACAGGTCATGAAGCAGATTTTATTACTTCTTTTTATGATACATCCATTTTGTGGGAGGTGAAAGATTATTCCTACAAAGTTCCTACCTCTCAAATTGACAAATTTTTACGAGATGTTCGAGAGAATAAACAGGTTTCGATTGCAGTCATGCTGTCTAGAACAACGGATATTACAGGAAAAACATCTACAGGGGATCGTCAATTTGAATTTGAGGAGGGGGTTTTGTATGTATATATAAGTCGATTTGAATTTTTGGGAGATGCGAATGACATTCTACAATCTCTACGACCCATGTTTGAGGTGTGGAAAGAGCTAGGAAAGGACAAAGCCTCCATGACAACAGAAACACTATTGAGAGAATTGCAACGATCGGTAGAAGAAGCTCAAATAAGAAAGACAGAATGGAAAACTCACAAAGCCAGACTAGGAGAGGCCGTGAGCTGGATGTCAGAGTGTGTTGAAAAAGCGGAAGCCAATGTACAATTTCTTCTTCGCCGGTTGAAAGGAGAAGAATCCTTTGAATTTCCTGAAGATTTGTTTCGACCGTTGGAAGATGATCGCAGTCGTGAAACCGCCACCGCTCTGTTAGCCATTGCTACCATCACTCCTGATCATGAAATTCAAATTCAAGAATTAGCCAAAGCCGTGGCAGCTCATTTATCTATTTCCACGGCAACCGCCACCGATCGAATCAAAGCCACCCTCTTACATGTAAATACTCCCAAAGGAAAACCTCATACGACAAAGGGATTTACTCTTAAAAATTAAGCAACATAATCATCGCGCATATGAATATTTTCTAGAATCGAACGTAATTGATTTAGAATTATTATAAAATTGGCAGATTCAAAATCGAATTGTTTATATATCATAAGACTTTTTTGAACTATATTTCTCAGTTTAGGATTTTTACTAAGTAAAGATGTAGATTGGAGGAATAAAGAAAATGCACGTTTACCAATTGCAATATATTGATCAGGGGTTAATTCTTCTCTATCATATTCAGAAAGACATTCTATAATTTGAGAGTTCACCGACTGTTCTTCTTTTGTCAATGGCATTTTTTAAATGCTGACAATAGAATCAAGTATGCATCAATTTTTAAAGACCGTGAATTGTAAGAAGCATATGCATCATTCCTACAAATTGTTTCCATTGAAGATATCCTGTTCCTCCAATTAATTTTGCATTTGTTACAATCTCCTTTACCGACTCTAACAAATCTCGTAAAGGAACCTCTTTATATGTATCCTGTAAGAGGACTCGATCAAAGGAAGGAACGCCACGATTTGCATTCACAGCTTCATGAAACTGATAGAACCATTCCACCAACCATTCTTTTATAGTAACTACTTTCAAAAGGGGTTGCACAGGATGGGCTTTGAGCCACTCAGTGGCATGAGTTTGACAAATGGGACAAGGTAAACTCATCGGCAAGGCTTCCAATAAACGGATCCATTGCCGCACCGTATACTCCAGAGTATGCGGCTTTACAATCCGATCACTCTTTTCTGCCAATCCATGTAAGAGTGTCCACAAGGGCGGCCCCCATACACTTCCTTCGGGTAGGGATGGCATAATTTTGTGACATCGTTCACAGGCCATACTAAATTTATTCACGAGAATTTGCTTTGTAAATTATCGCGAGTAAGTTTAGATTCTCTTTTAAAATTGATTCTATATACTTTAATAAACAAATATGATCTACGCTACCAAATGCCAATTCGGTTCGAATATTCTGATGATGATGAAATTAATGAAATCATCTTCAATGCAGGATTGATTGCTCAAAATCTTCTTGACATGTTCCACCGTGAGGAAGACTTTCAATCCTTGATGGAGGAATGGTACAACTTTGAAGAAATTACTTCAAGAATTGTAGAGTTCTTTGAGTTTGGATTTGACGATGAGGACTTTCAGGACTTTTGGCTTTCTAAATTTATGGAGGAAAATGGTGCTGAATTAAGCGCCATTCGAGACATGATCGAAGACGAGGAAGATAATAAAACAATCGTTTTCGATCATGTTGAAATAATACATGGTTAATTGATTTTTTTTGTGGATTCCCATGAGCGCTCATGGGAATTTTCGATAAAAATTGATATTACTTTTAGTATGTAGACAAGTAATTACTCTGTTAGCTTAGTCTGGTAGAGCGCCAGACTTTTAATCTGGAGGCCGCGGGTTCGAATCCCGCACAGAGTATAAAAACGAAAGCAAGATGTGTTTAGTTCCCCTTAGTCTCACCTTTATAGGAAGAAGACGAGGGTTTTTTGGTTTACCCTAACACAATTGTACTAATAAATACACGAACAGATATTTCTGCAAGTAAACCAACAATCATAAAAGAAGTTAGTAATGACAATCCAAGAGAATGTAAGAGTGCAACAGATCCTGCTAAAAATAGAAACATACTTCTTTTTACATTTACATTTGGTTCAACTTCAAACGCAAACCAAAGCATAGAATATGGAAATACTCGTACCGTATCTAAAAATTGATGCAACATCTAAATGTTCTTTTTATTAGTATTAATAGAGCATGTCCCTTAAATATAAAATAGCCTATGTTTCTCCGGTGGATCGTTTTACAGGTATGCCTGTTCCCGCTGAACACCGTGTCTATTTTGTAAATGAATTTCAGAATGCATTAAAATCAATTCTCTTTGGGGATGAATTTTTCTATACAGAATTAA